CTTACGGTTGTAGGCGATCACCGACCCGGATGACACTGCCACCGAGGTGAACACGCCAGAGATTGAGTCGCCGGCAGCCATGGTCAGTCCGGCTGGAAGGCCAGTGATGTTGGAAGTCACCGATCCTAGGATTGCCGCCTGGTTGGCATGGATCTCCATGAAATTACCAGTGACGGTGCCCGTTGACGGGTCGATGTACCGGCCACCGTATTCGCCGGCCAGTTGGCGGTTTGATCCGACATTCATAGAGTGAACTTCTGACTACTGCGTTTTGTGCCACCACTCCATCCAACCTGCAAGCGTGTAGCCCCGCAGCGCACTCGCACCTCGGGGTTATCCCGCTCGACCTCTTTGAGAAACTGGGAATCCTTCCAGCAGTCGTACCCGTACTTGGTGCCCCAGGCATGGTAGAGAGTGGGGTCAACCCGCATCCGCAGGCGTCCGATGCCGTCAATGGCGCGGACCTCGCGATGCGAGTCCTGGGCGATGCGCTTCTGATCAATGCCGGCCTTGACCCAGTCCTTCTGGATGCCGGATTGGAACTCCTTGATGACGGCGCGGCGCAGTTCGCCGGGCATATCGTCGAGAGCGTTGGCGATGACGGAGGATGCGGAATTGTGGGACATGAGAAAGGAAAGAGGGGGAGGCCCGGAGTGGACCTCCCCCGTTGGTCAGTGACTAGCTGGCGCCGTTGAAGAAGCCAAAGCCGCTCGGGTTCTTCACCACAAGACCAGCAATGGCCTCGACGAGACGGGCAGGGCCGCCGCCGGCGTCGGGCAGAACCTTGACCTGGGGTAACTTGGCGTAGCGGACCTCGACCATGTCCATGGGGATGACGTAGCCCTTGAAGGCCTGGGCGGTCAGCGCGGTGCTGGTCTTGCCGCCGACGAAGGTCGACGGGTGCAGGATCAATCGACCGAAGTCGCCCTCGAAGATGTCGATGGACGCCTTGAAGGTGTCGGCAGACAGCTCTTGGTTGAAGGTGCGGACGCTGGTGGCAGCAATTGTGTTGCTGTTGGCCGTCACGGTCGTGCCCGAGGCCGTGAGGTTGGTGAACGCACGCTTGAGCGTTGTGCCAAGGATACAATCGTAGTCGCGGAAGGTGCCGGTGATGCCGTAGACGGCAGTCAGCACGTTCTGAGCGGTGGCCTCGGTGAAAGAGGCGCTGGCCGTGGTGTCAATTGCGGCAGAGGCCGGCAGGAATGGCGAACCGGAAGCGCACGCGCCGATGTTGGAGGCGTTGGTGCTGTTGAGCCAGTTGCCAAGGGAGCCGGTCAGGTACGGGTTCGTACCGTTATCGGCTTGGGCGGCTTGGTTGGTGCACATGAAGGTCGCCTCCATGGAGCGCTTGAGCTCCACGAGACGTTTAGCAATGCCGTTTGCAAGCTCATCCGTCACACCAGCGACGTCCTGAGTCTCGGCGATGAAACCGATGCGCAGGTCGTTGCGGAAGGCCTGGGCGTAGTTGTTCAAACGGGTCCGGTTGGTCACCGGGTTGCCCGCGCTGGACACGGTCACGTCGGTGCCGTCGACCACGCCGGCAAGGGTCGGCGCAGCATAATTGTCGACCGACCATGAGAACTGCATATTCCCGAGGTCCTTGCCCTTCGGGGCCATGGACACGAACGGGGTCGACTTGGCGTCGACGATGGCGATGTAGTCAGCGAGGTCTTCGCGGACTTCGGAGGTTGAAGCGAGCGGCACAGAGCCGCCCTGGTTGGGCTGAAGTAGGGGCATGGTTTAGAGCATCCTTTTGAGTAATTGGGCTAATTCGGTTGTCGTCCCGGACTTTCGGAACTGCGACTTGGCGTTGTCCAGGCCGACCTTGGCCGCATCCTTCTTTGCAGGGATTGCGGTGGGTCGACCGGGCTGACTGGGTGCCTTGGCCAGTGGGCGGGTAGCAGATGGCTTGCCCTTGGCGGACTCCTGCGCCAGACGCAACTTGCGCCCGGCAATGAAGTCACCGACCAGCACCTGGTACTCCGGCAGTGAGGCAATCTGCGGCAGTTGCCGCAGGACGGCCTGCGCCTCGGTGTACTCGGCAGCCGAACGGTCTTTCCACCATGGATAGAGCTGTTCCGCGATGGGCTTGATCTGCTGATAGTTCTGCAGGAAGCGAGCTCTGGTTGGGATGTGTAGGTCAATGGCGTCTTCTACACGCCGCTTGATCTGCTTCACGTCCTCCGCGCTGTACTCCTTGCCCTCTACTTCGCAGCCGTCGATGTTGTCCTCGCACCACCGTTTGAGATTCCGGGCCTTAGTCCACTCATCGTTGAGTTTGGACACTTCCCAGACATCGGCAAACGGGTCTGCAGCGGACTGCACCGGGGTTGGCCTATCGTTGCTCTGCTCCAGCTTGGTCTTGGCGTCGTTGAGCTCCCGCTCGAGCGCCTCGGCCTTCTCCAGCGCCTCTTTCTTCTGGCGCGTGAGCTTGTCGATGCGTTTGCGGTAGCCCAGCGATTCCTCGTCGCTGTTCTCTTCGGTCTCGGAAAGAACATCCTGCTCAGGCGACTCGGCCTGCGCATCCGTTTGTTCTGCGGTCGGCTCCGCATCCTCGGCCTGATCGTCCACGGAAGTGGATTCCGGCTCCGGCGCTTGTCGCTCGACGGCTGACGCCTTCTCTTCCTCCCCGCTGAATCGTGTCTTCAGTAGCTTGGCCAACGCCGATTCGTCGAACTGCATCGGGTTGATTGGGGGCTGTGCCGTGTTTTTAGACAGGGTCGCTTCCTGTGTATTCGTCGGGATGTCCATGCTTTTAACCCTGCAAGCCGGGTGTGCTGCGCCATGGTTGTTTAAGGCCAACCAAGAAGCCGTTGTGTGAGTGAGAGCCTAAAACTGACCAGAAGTCAATTCCCTCCCATTTCTTAACGCACTGATTTGTGCGATGAGATCTTTGATTGCGGCTGCCCGGCCTGCGTTGTAGGCACGGTCCTCCGCAGAAAGTGATGGGAGGAGGGCGTTGTGCACCTCGTCCCGTAGCGTGTCGTCAATGACTTGGCCCATAGCCTGGAGTACTGGGTGATCCTCGGACACTGAGAGGGCTTCCGAGAGTTGTTCGTCGGTCAGTTTCATTGGACTCCGAGTCTGCCGGTGATGGCGTTCTGCTGCTGCTGGACGCTGAACTGCAGGTTTTCAAGGTACTTCTGCAGGTTGGATTGGAAGAGCGGGTCCTGCTGAAGCTGGGCCTGATATTTCGGATTGGATTGAAGGACCTGCTGACTGAACTGCAGGCGCATGGGCGCGGTGGGGTCGTTCTCGCGGAGCTGCGGCGGGTTACCGAGGCTCATCAGTGCGATCTCGTCGTTGGTCTCGTTGAACATCTTCTGCGCGGCGGGGCCCTGCTGCATAACCAGCTCGCTTGCTAGGTTGGGGTCGATAGCTCGGAGTGCGACAGAGATCAGCTTGGCCCGGTCGATGACGCCGGCGGTGTCGAGGGGGAGCACCAGGGTGCTGATGGCCTTGAGCTTCTCGGTCACAAGGTCAGTGCTCATCTCGCGCACGTCGAACTTGAGCATCACGTCGAAGTCCTGCACGTCCTGCGGGAGCGGGGTGGACGAGGCCGTGATGCGCTGGATCTCGGCGGGCCCGATGTATTGGAGGGTGAGGGACAGCACCTGGCGGAAGGCCTCGGTCCAGCCGTGCAGCCAGTTGTTGATCAGGCGCTGCTGGCGCATCTGTGTGATGACTGGCGGAACCTTCTCGGTCGGGCGGCCGAAGTAGCGGTCGGTCTGGGCCTCGATGGCCGCGATGAGCTGGAAGGCCACACCGGGCTCGCGGGCGGGCGGTTGCAGGAAGCCGATCTCGCCGCGGCGAAGGACAGGGATCTGAATGGCCGGGCCGATTTTGAGGTTTCCGCCGCGGGTCTTGGGGACCTCGATGGGAGGAAGGGTGGCGAGGCTGGTGTAGTCGAAGATGCTGTCGCGCTGGGCCTTGACCTCGTGCTGCCAGGTTGAGCAAACCTCGGGCACGCCGCGGCTCTCGGTGATCTGGCGGTGGATGAGCTCGGAGCGCCAGATAACGAAGGGGTACTGCCCGTGCGCGTAGTCCAGGGCCTCGAAGTAGCCCCACTTGTCGCCGACCTGGGGGCTGAAAACGGTGTAGAACACGCCCGGGATGCCGTCGGAGTCGATTGACTTCTGGTAGGCGTAGCAGACCTCGATCAGGTTCTCGCGGTCGAGGATGGAGTTCTCGGCCAGGCCGACGGCTGCGTAGGTGTAGGCCGAGTAGTCGCTGAAGCGGCCCATCGTGTTGATGGCCTCTTGGGCCCACTCGGCGTCCCACTCCTCGGTCTCGACCTTGTTCAGGAGCTGGGCCTCGGTCATGTAGAACCGGCGGAAGACTACCCGGGCGGACTGGATGTCGGTGGTTTCGGGCGGGAAGACCAACTCGTCGTAGGGCGCCAGGGCTGCGACCATGGGCTTGTTCGTGACCATGGTGGGAATGGGGAAATCGCACTCGCCCTCGGTGCGCAGGTCGCGAACGGCCTTGAGGGCCCGGCGCTTGCGCAGGTTGGGAAAGGCTGAAAGAAGGAGTTCCGCGGATTGATCGTCGGCTTCGGGGTTGGCAATGAGGTTGGGCAGGTCGGCCAGGATGGAGTCCGCGGGGGACTGGGCGGCCAGGGCCATGATCTGGTCCATGGTCAGGTACTGCTCGCGCTGTCCCATCTCCTGCTGCCAGGTGACGTGGACGCCCGCCCAGCCGTAGGTCCAGAGGTACTGGGAGAGCAGCTCAACCTCGCGGGTGAGGTCGTTGTACATCTTCGCATTGACCGTCCAGTCCATCAGGTTGTGCGCGGTGACGGCTTGGTCGAGCTGGCTGATGTTGGTGGGCGATACGCGGAGCATTGAGCGCCAGAAGGCGGTCGAACAGAG